AAAAACCGAAAGTGGTTAAAACCGCCGTAACTAACAGCAAATTGATCTTGTTTGCCAATCGGTTTATCTAAGATTTCAAGCTCAATATGACATGCTAGATGCGCTATATCGTCCCGGTTCATTGGTGATCCAATCCAAGTACTTATAGCATTTATTAATCCAACCAGAATACTTGAAGAGGAAGCCAAACCAGATCCTTCAGAAGGAATATCAGCTAATGTTGTAATTTCGAGTCCGGGATTTACATTAAAATGCCTGAGGACTTCGCGAATATATTCATGTTCTATTTCTTCAACGTAACTGACTGATTCTTTTTTAGTATAATTACAAACAAATTGATCTCGATATAATCTATTTAATATAACATAAGTAGATTTATCGATAGCAGCACTTATGACTTGACCGCCATCAGGCGCCGTAATATAATATTCTGGAATATCGGTTCCGCCCCCGAAAAAACTAATCCGTAAGGGTGTTTGACAAACTAACAATTCTCTTCTTCAGTTCAGTTGATGAATAATGATGAAATCTCTTACAATAATAGAGTTCAATATTTTTTAAGATACATGTATTATATCCTGTTATGAATTTATTGTCACGGGAATAATCTTCACCTAAAAATCTAATATTAATTTCTATTGTTTTTAATATATTTTTAAGATCTTTTTCTGATTCATAAGGAATAATTTCATCAACATATCTACATCCTTTTAATTGTATGAATCGTTCAAAGACTGACTGTATTAAATCTTTTTTGTGTACGGGGCTAGTGTGAAGACCAGCAATTAAATAATCACAATTTTTTCTCGCTTCTTCTAACATTACAATATGGCCGGTATGCAGTAAATCAAAACTGGAAGCTGTAAATCCTTTTTTCATAAAGCCATTGCTATTTTTTCGACATCTGATTGTTCTTCAAGTTCATCTTCAATATCCATTAATTCAAACATCTCTATCCATTTAGGTGCTCTATAATCCCAACTATAATATTTGTCCGCATGTTTTTTGGCTCGGTCTATAACATCCTGAGTTTCATCATCCCAATATGTATCCATTAATTTATCTATTTCATCTGCAAATCTATAACAATGTTCTATTTCATCTTTAATATAAGGATACATAAAAGCATGATCAGAACAAGTCTCCGGTAACGCTCCTAGACTATTTGTAAGCATTAATGTCCTGGAAGACATTGCTTCCATAGCAGTTCTACAAGAAGTTTCTTCCCATATACATGGATAAGCCCAAATATGCATATCTTTCCATTCTTCTCTTAGGGGTCTTCCTCTAACAATTTTATGTAAGGTCATATTAGGATTATTTTCAATATGATCAAATAATTCTCCATATGGTTGATCATTTTCTTTCCACCCATAAATTTGAAAACTTGAATATACATGTAAATGCCAATCATCTCTTTCGAGTTCATGTAAGGCATTACATAATACATGTAATCCTCTTTGAGGTGTAGAAGCATAAATTAAATTTATTTTGCCTTCTTTAGGTTTTTCATAATGTTCAAATGGAAATATTGCTGTTTTTTGAACTTCACAGCGATCCATTGGTAAATCATATTTTTCTAGAAAAGTATGCATTTGCCAATAACTCGAAAAAATTAATTTTTCAAATTGTTCTGCGCCGTCTTTATTTTTTAAAAAATCATGTCCCCCACTTGGATCTTTTGCTAAATCATGAAACCACCAAATTCTGGGCAAAATAGTTTGAATATTTTCTGGATATAATCTTGATATTATCCATTGATAATCTGTTTTAAATTTTTTAGGTAAAAGAGACCATAATTCTAAGGTTGTTAATTCTGTTCCCCCAAAAGAATTCTTGGCCATATTTTTTTCTTTTCTTTGAGGTATTGTCTTATCTTTATAAATGTCTTTCATACTTCGATCTTGAATGTTCTGGGGCTATTTAAAATATGTTCTTTTAATTCTTTATGAAAATTTATATTTGCTTCTCTACACTCTTCTAAAGAACTTTTATACTGTCTTTGTTCTTTATCTTGTATAGTTTTCCACCAATCAGTTGTGGGGCAATATAAAGGTTTATGTTTTAAACCATAAAATTTAGAACACCAAGGAAAAACTACAACAACCTTTCCCAAAAGTGTTGCCCAATAAGCTCCATGATAAGAATTTGTAACAACAATATCACCACTTGCAATAAATTCTATTGTTTCTTCAAAATTGATTTCATTGTTCGCTTTATGAGGATAATCCCAAGTTTCCGCGGGCATGCCATGAATAACATTCATTGGAAGAGTTGAATGAGTAAAAAATACAACATCATATTTGACTTCATATTCTTTATCAAATGCTTCATGCATACAACTTGCGCATGGAACCCATCTTGCGGATGGTATTGCTTGATATATATGTGGATGATGATCTCGTATACCCAATAAATCAAATGATCTTATATAACCTGGATATGTTATATTCATTGGTGGTATACATTGTACTTGTTCATCTAAACAAATATACATATGTTCGCCTAATCCCCATCCATATATTCTATAATTAGAACTTTTTTGATGTCTCAGAACATGAGACATTGGCCTCATTTGACCTATGAGTCCTCCACCACCGTAAATGACGTTTTCATGAGGTGGTGTATAATCATATTCTAATTTAAAGATATCTTTTTGATTTCCTGGTAAATCAAAATATTTTGTAGGAGTACTATACGAATCGCCTATGTTAGTTTCATCTGTCCTAAATATATTAGTAAACTTTAATTCCATAGAAAGGTATATTCATGCAAGATTTAAATGATTTTGGTTTTAGCACAGTTAGTGAACAAGAATTTACATCGGCTGCTAAAGAACCTGAAGAGAAAGTAGTCACTGCTGCGGTTGAAAAAGCTAAGGCGGGGCAAATAAAAGAAGTTGAGGGAACTGTGAATAAAATTTGGAGTTTGCTGGACTATCATTATGAAGATATTGATAAACATAAAGAAAAATTAAACCAAGAATACGGACGGCAGATGAAAGAAGTAGAAGATTTAATTATACCTCTGCTAAACAACTTAGCAAAATCTTCCACTAATGAATACATATATTGGCCCGGCAGACGAGAGATTTTAGAAACGCAAATTGAGAAAATTACTGCACGTACTCGAGACGTAAATATATTCACTGAGTAATTCCATATTTACAAAGGAAGTAAGAATCAACAATATCAGTCGCCGGGTTACCTTTTTCTTGAACTAATTCAAAAGTATCCGGCTCTGCCTTCCAAGCTTCTAACATTGCCTCTTTATTAGAATTTCCCTTACCTGTTGCGAACTTCTTAAGAACAGTTGGTGGAACAGTTTCATAGCGAAAACCATTCTGTTTTAATTTCAGTTTTAAAATTCCAACATTTTCCGCGATGTGAAAAACTCTACCTGTAGATCCATAAGAATAATCTTCTAATATAACTTTCTCAACTCTACCATTATGCCAACGTAATGTATCTATAGTCCATTCTGCTAAAAACTTGAACTTATCTATATCCTTTAAATCTTTTGACAACTTATAACAATTCACATTTTGAAGGGCGGACCACCTTGGCCTCCACTTATCCAAAGCAAAAAAATAATAAGTACAATTATTGGGACTACATATTCCATTTTTATATACACAAACACATGGGCTGGTTGTAGAATAATCTATTCCTGCGCAAATCAATTAAAATCCTAACTGTTGTAATTCTCTTATACTATTATTTGCAGATGTATGTAAAACCGCAATGCCACCCTTTGACTTCCAATCAGCCACGTTTGATTCAGAATCATCAATTAGAATATTTGGTGATAAATTTTCTTCAACAGCATAATATTGTTTTTCTCTTTGAAAAACACAATGAATTCTTACAGGGTATATTTTATAATGTTTATAAATCCATTGCATTTTTTGCATGCGGCATTCCAGAAAAACGGGTAGATTAGGAATAGCAGTTAAAACATGCCATTCGAATTGTCCAGAAATATGATTTACTAATTCATCTGCATCGGATATTTTGGGAAGAGAAAAGAAAAAATCTTCAGGGAGGAGTTCCCATCTGTCTGCCCACTCTTTTTTGGTACCAAATTTTTCAATAATGGCTTTATCAAAATCTGATAAAACACCATCCATATCAATAAAAACTTTCATGATTAGTCGTATATAAAATTCATTTCACCTTCAAGGCCCACTTTTTCTTTGTATGTTTTATCAAGAATATCCTCTAACCAGAGTTTACCTGTAAAAGCCGGTGCATTCTCGATATCTTGCCACACCTCTTGAATTGCGTTAACACCTAATGATTCAGTATGTTTTTCAAGAACTTTAACACACTCATCAACATATTTTTCAAATACTGTTTTCATAATACCCTCTATTATACATCATTAATAAGTAACTTTCAACAAAAAAATTTTAAATCAAATCTACAACTTCACATCCACCATCACTTCCACAAGCTTGTGTCTGAGCTCCGGCAGTATGGTCTTCTTTTTCATAATCACCTAATTTATCCCAATTCACATTTTTGGGCATTTTCAACAATAATTCTTTATACATTTTTTCATCACAATCTTGATAAGGAGATTGTTTATATGTATGTTCACTAAATGGTAAAAATGAAATACCGCTAATAGAATCAAAATTTTCCCAAACCCATGAACCCACAATCATCCATTCATTTTCCTTAATGGATACTGTAATAGATGGTTTATGTTCACACCAATGATCTTGATATATTTTCCATAATTCTAATTGTTCTACAGCCGTCATATCCGTTCTACATATTGCTCCTTTTGGACTTTTTTGAGGAAAAGAAAATACTGAAGTATGAGTTGGTTTTGTTACATCCGGTTCATTTGGAAACTTAGCTTCTTTCATAAACTTGCATAAAGGATCTTTATTATCTGCCCTTACTGTGCGAATATAATAAGGATTATGTCGAGCGTGAATACCAGAAGAACTATCAACCAACTGAGATACCGTTCCAGAAGGTTTGATACAAGTAATTGCCGCTGATCTTGGGATACCGAGTTTAGTAGACCATTCTTTATTTGTTTCAATAGCGACATTTCGAAGCTCCTCTAAAAGTTTGCCAGTTTTTATTTTTCCTCTTTTTCCATTTGTCAATTCGTTATCCATTATTCCGGTAAGAGAAACTCCCAAAAGTCGTTCTTCCTCACAATTTCTGGCCCATTCTTTGGTGAGGTATTTGAAGTTAATGAGTGTTGATTGGAATGTTCCAAGTATGGTAGCATTGCGAACTTTATCTTTGAGAGATTGGCTAGTGTCCCGTCCTCGGATAACGACTTCAGATAAGTTGCAAAATTGTCGTGACCGTAAAATGATCTCGCTGCACGGATTTGTGCCAAAGTCATCTCTGGGATCTCGTCTTCGAATAAATCCTCCATGTTCATCTTGTTCCCTTTCGTTTAGTTTTTGAACTTGTCGATTAGCTGAATTTCCATTATATATTCCTCGCTCTCCGGATTTTGAATCATAAAGAGATAACCACTCTCGCATAAAAGTTCCAATATCTGGGCGTTCTTTATAATTTACAGAATTATTTGCTAAAGCTCGCTGTACGTTAAGTTTATACCACTCTCCATGTTTTGCAAATCGCATTTCACGATCATTAAGATCACTAAGACTGATGAGAGCACTTCTTCGAACTCCTCCTACAACAACTACTTCTGCAGTCTTACAAATGATGTCATGACATTCAATTGGTTTAAGTTTTCTTCCCGCGGCAGCTGTAAACATCCCCGTTACAAAATTAAATAAATCTACTAGCGGTTCTGGGCCTGAAGCTCTACCTCCAAATGTTTTTAAAGGCATGCCTGCAGCCCTTACTTTACTCATATCCCATTTAGGAGAAAGTCCTTGATATAATAATGAAACTAATTCTTTAAAAGCCTTACACCAACCCAATTTACTATCTGCAACTACTATGGTAGTATCTGTGGGAAAAAATTCTTCCGCGATAACTGGCATTTGTTTTGTGTATTCTTCTTCAACAGAAAAACCAACACCCGTTCCGTTCATTAAAACATACATAATTTCATCAAACGTTCTTTGATTATCGCATTTTAAATACGAACAATTATAAGCAGCAACATTTTCTTTTTTGAGAGGTTCACCGGCTGTCATTAAACATCTCATAGACGGCATAATCTCTAAATTTAAGACCGACTCTTCTAATTCTTTTCTAGTTTCATCAGAAAAATCATAATCACATTTTTCTTTCAAATCTTCTTTAAAAAAATCAAAATATCTTCCAATTGTTTCAGACCATTTTTCTCTTCTTTCTTCATCATACCTCCATCTTGCATATCTTGAAAGATGTATAAATGATTGATATTCTGTGGGTAGGTTCATTCATTTTCCATGTGTTAAATTTTTTTTAGGAATTCTTTTTGTTCTCGTTTTGATAATCCCTCGAGGGCAAATGCTTTTCTGTCTGCTAATTCATACTTTATTACTTCCATTTCTTGTTTAGAAAATGTTACAGCATTTTTATCATAATCTTCAAATGCCTCACAGCACAAAGGAAATTCGGGTTTGACTAACTGATACATTGCTACAGCATAATCTTGAGTTTCTTTCTGTGTATGATTATCCATTCTTAATTTACAAAAATGAAAAAAATTATGTAAATCTATTTTCCAAATAACTTCAGTATAATTACCTACTGGTAGCACAGAACGAGCTAATTCTCGAGCCAAATCAAGATCTAATAAATTGTGATAGGAGTGAATAGCATTATCATATATGCGATTAAATTCGAATTTAACAAGGCCTTTTTGCTCAATTTCTTCACCTCTACCCTGATTGTTTTGGGTTGATTGTTTTTGTATATCATCGTCATGAGGAACATAAAATTCTTCACTCATCAACGAATATCGTCCTGAATATTCATTTAAATTCGCTGTCCGATGTCGAACTATTTGTCGCATAACGAAGATGGGTAATTTTAAATAAAACTTTACTTCACACATCTCAAAAGGCGAGGTGTGTTTATGCCGCATTAAATATCGAATTAAATTACGGGTCTCACTAACTTTTTTTGTGCCCTTGCCGTAACTTATTCGGGCGGCATCGACTATATCTTCATCACTTCCCATAATATCTAATAATCTAACTAGCCCATTTTCATGAACTTTCACTTCTTCATTCATGTTCTTTTCCACTGGTTAAATTTTATTCTTGCGGGAAGGCCGCGATAAGTATTCATATTTATTATATCAATAATTTCCAAAATATCCATTTCACCTACGACCATATCATTAATATCTTTAAATTTAACTGTGTCAGGCCATATGCAAACCGCGAAACCTTTTTTAATAGATTTTTCTATTTTAAATACAATTTCTTTATTTCTTGGTTCATTATCATATACAAAAACAACGTTCTTAGCATAAAACATACTAACATCATCCAAATCGCTTCCGGCCATGGCAAGAGAATTTGGAAGAAACATGCTATCAAACGGTCCTTCAACAATGTATATTAATTCATCGTCTTTTATTTTATCTAATCCGAATATTTTTGTGGCACTCTTATCTATTTTAATAGTAAAATATCTTAATGTATTATTTTCTAAACTTCTACCCTGAGCAGCAATTAGTTTTCGATCTTTACTAAAAAATGGAATAATTATTCTGGGATCATTTGCTTTTAATCGCGCCGCTAATTCTACATCATATTTACTCACCCAACTTTTAAAACAATCTGCAAAGTACATATCACTGTAGCGATCTTTGGGTAACATTCTTACATCACAAAATTTTACAGCTGGATGATCTGGATCTAAATCAA